GCACGAATAGAATCGGCGGCCGCGAATGAACCGCTTGGTTCCGACAGATGCAAGAAGGTGTTTGACTGTGTAACTGAATCAAAGTGTAGTACTTTACCTGTAGGAGTACTCTGACTCGTTATGACTGCTGTCGTTTGGGTTGGTGATCCATTCGCAAACATTACTCTTACGGTTTCACCGGTTGTAAACTTAGCAGCTGTCGTAACTTCTTTCAAGACTGAAGTATTAGCCGTTGTGCTAACGACTGTACCGTTCGCAGCAGACGTATTACCACGTATAGTAAAGTTTGCATTAGCAGATGGTTGTGTGGTAAATACTAATGATGTAGGTCCGTGAATCTCTTCATCGACTCTGTCGAAAGCACCGTCTCTTGCTGATAAAGTAAAGTATTCACGATCGAGGTTCTTGAATACAGCAGTTCCAGTTTGATTCGTACCGAAGTTAGCAAAGTACAACTTATATTTAACGTTCTCTCCAATAATCGGAGTATATGTTGCATCGTTAGATGATATGAACAGGTTACCATCGGCAGGTTGCGTCACGATTCTGTTACCTGTTACCAGATCAGTCTCTCCAAGTCTTGAGATATAGACAACAGTGTTTTGATTGTTCTCATGAGGCTTGAGTACGATGGCATACTGGAAACCTGTTACGAGATACACCGGTGTTTCAAATACGATTGGTGTTGGAGAAGAAGCATCGGTGCTGGTGTTAATATCGGCAGCTGGTATCTGTACCTGTGAGAAAGGAACTACCTTTTCCGTAATAAACGAAAGAGATGGATCCATCTCTCTGATCTCAACTGTAAGACCCTTGCTCGAGTCCTTTGATTGGAAGAAGAGATCAATCTTAGTAAGGAACATTCCTGGAGTGTTAATGTTATCAACATCATCGACAAAGAATGATTGAGCAACCGGATCACGTCGACGTGGTGGCGGAGTAAAGATCTGGAACTCAGTACGTTCTGGTACCGCAGCAAGGTTGAATCCTGAGCGAGTCGAAACGATACCTCTTCTTGTTGTAACATCCAATCCGGTTGCACTATATACTGCAGATGCAGCAGAAGTAACTGAACCGAAGTCTTCACTGTTCTGAGCATTATCACTAATACGTAGCAACTTATCGCCGTTTGTAAATCGTACTTGATCGTTCTGTGGTAATCTAAAGTTAAAGAACAGATCACCGTTTGAATCAGTTACGAGTGATGTACCTTCTGCCTTAGTATTAGCAAAGCTGCTGTTTGCCTGTGAAACGAAACTATTGACATCTGTATCATCAAAGAATACAAAGTGTCTTGTGCTTGGTTTCAAACCGTTCACATTCACTTGAATATTTCTCGACCGCATGAACGGTATGATACCAACATCAACCACACCACCGAGATCCTGTTCAAGGGTTTGACCAGCCTGAACTTGTAATCTTGTAGTGATGTTCTCAAATGTACGTAATCCGAAACTACCACCAGCTATCTGTCTATTTACCGATGTATCGAGTCGACCACCGATAAAGTTATTAAGAGCGACAAATGCATCTGCAAATTGTCCTAGGTCGATATTGACCTCAGGAGCCTGTGTGATATCTTGGAAGAAATCAGTTTGTGGATTCAGACTCATAAATCCTTCATAGAAGAATAATGAACCTGCAGTATTTCGAGTATCACTTGCGGTATCTTGTATCTGTACGACATCCTGTGTATATGGTAAAGTAATCAGTTTGCCATCATCAGGAACCTTAACATCAGATAGAGATCTTGCCGTGCTTGATGAACCGCCTGTTACATTACCGCCACCGGTTGTAAAAGTACCGCTTACATTCTCTAAGTATAATCTGTTTCCAACTTGATACAATAACTTACCTGAAGCAGAACCTTGTGTTACCGTTTCACCGTTCGAGTATGTACCGCTTGTTGATAGAGTTAAACGTACATCCTTTGATTTAGCTGTGACATTCGTTGAATTTGCACTACGGAATGTTAACTGTGCTTCATCGAGTTTAAATTGAGCTCTTGCTTCCTGATCGGTGTCATTGATAGCCGTTGCATAATCCGGATCGTTAAAGTCTGAACCGACAAAGTCGGAGAACTGATCTACCATTATGCCGTTTTTAAAACGATCTGCACCGCTGGCATCAGCAAGGAATGTATTCTTAGTCTTAGCTTCAAGCAAAGATAAAGATGTATAGTACTCTAGGTTATCGATTCTTTCTTCAAGACCTAAAATATCTCTCATCGTATATCGACGTACACGCTTACCTCGTACCTTGATAGAAAGATCTGGTCGACCCTTAGCCGTTGCGGTAGAAACTCTATTAGCGGTTTCTTGTGGTAAAGATGGATACGGCTTAACATCAATGATTGCGATAGTCATACCGTCCGAAGGTTCTGGCGGTGTCGATGGCTTTTGAGCCGGTGTACCTTTTATGACTCTGAAGTTACCCTTCGCATTCAAAACGATTCTATCTATACGAGAGAGATAGAATTCAAAATCAGCCGTGAAGTCTTCATTCGGTGGCATATATCGTAAACCACCAGATGGTTCAACGATAGCCGTCGATGTTGCGGGGTTTCGAGAGATGTTCGTCAGACTTGTAACATTATTAGCAGTATCAGTGATGCGTGGACGAATATCAATCTGATCACGTAAGTTGTAACGTCGCCCTGATACCTTACTATTGAAGATCGGTATCTCTTGAGTAGTAATAGCACTCGTATTTGCGGATCCATTTACATCATCGATAGGATATGAATCCACTGAGAAGTAACCGATACCAGACGATGTATCATGGGTGAAGAAATCAAACTTAACAAGATATACATCACCGTTAGCAATCGATCTCGTTGATGTTGACTTTAACTTAAGCTTAGCATGATCGTATAAGTTGTCAGTCATACCGGTATCAAGTTCAAAGTCAGCTGTAACATCAGTTCCATCTGATGTAGCAGAGAAGAAAGTATTTCCAGTTTTTAATCGAACTTCTTGTAACTTATGTCCGTCTGATAAACCGAGTGGCCACGGACCTGTTAATCCATGAGTTGAAAATCCATCACTGATATTTAACTCAACGAATCGACCCTTATTGATAACCTTTGCGATTTCACGACCATTTACTTTTTTCTGTTCACTAATAACCGTAGCAGCGACAGTACCACTTAATGTTTCTTGAATATCTATAGTTGCGCTCGTTGATGAATTGATAGTGACAGATCTTGCAGCTGCATCTCCACCAACACCGTTCAGCGATATCACCTGGCCTGGAGTAAAGAACTTAAAGACAGTTGCTCCGCTTATCGCGCCACCTTCACCAGGACCATAGTAGTTTACAGAAGTTGCACTATTAAGATTAGAAACTACATATGTATTTGATTCACCCTGCAGTTGTAACTTATCACCAACGTTATACTTGGTAGTGACGGATGTTAATCCTGTGATTGTGTTTGAGTTTGCAGCCCGCGCCGCAGTTGTATCTCTCGCCGTTGCGCTATTAGCCGTAGCTCTCATAACGATGTAGAAGTTATCACGTTCCTGCGCCGAGCTCAGAGCACCGGTTGAGAAAGCCCATTCTTCATTGCCTGCTCCACCGGTTGTAACTGTAAATGTACCGTCAGCTGCGATAGTAACATCTTCTGATTTTAAGAATCTAAAGTCATTATCTATAGCATTACTTGCATCACGAATAGTTTTGGTGGCACCAGCACCGATGTTAAACAAACCCTTATTGAACTCTGTATCTATAAGAGCTGTACCTTTGATATCAGCAAATCCATCGAATGTACTATTATTAAAGTATACCGACTTTACATTACTGAAGTTATTTGCAGTCATTCCTATATCATAAAGATATAGATTGTAAACACCGTTTGCATCACCCTTAGTGCCACTGCTGTATTCGATTGCTCGTACTCGAGCTTCACCGATCTTTGTACCGCGTGGTGATTGTGCTGAGTAACTGTTATTTGCAACTGCGTTCTGTTTTAGATTATAGAGCTCAACACGATCGTGTCCGTTGACATCCCATGTACCGACAACGTTATCGACAGTGATGTAGTTTCCGTAGTTCGCTGGAACCGTACTGCTCTCAACCTGTTCAACATCCGTACCTTTATCAACAGCAACGTGTGAAGAAATAAACTTATCAATCTCGAAACCTTTGACATATGCTTTACCTGGAGCAACATCAATTGAGAGTTTATTTACATCACCGCCGTTAGCAAGTGTAAATACACCGCCGTTGTTTGCTGAGTTCAAATGTTCTCTTGGCCGTGTAGTAAGACCTCTTACTAGATAATCACCGGATTCGTCAAATGTACGTCGAGCAATATAGTCATCTATGACCGCATACGATGGTTTATCTGTTCGCAGTTCAATGTTACCGTTTGTGAGACGCAATCTTTCGATGAAGTTTTTATCGTTAGTATCCGAAACAGTCCGTGTTGTAATCACAGGAAGTAATTTGAGTCGATCCGAACCAGGAGCAGCATAGTTAAATGATCCTTGTGCTGGATCCTGCAGTGTAGTATCGGAGGCTTGAGTTACAATCTGCTCTAGTATATCATAACCAACACGAATCGTATTATTAGATGAATATCTTCCGATGATTGTGTTTGCTGCAGTCACATTGATAAAGTGATCCTTTGCAAACATAATGCCGGCACCAAATTCTATACGCGCTGCATTGCCTACAACATTTGTGGACTGCGCGCCCTCGGTGCAAACATTTGCTGATAAAGAAGTGTTGGATGTTAATCTTTCGCCGCTGAGTACTGCAGTTGTCGTATTATTAGAACCGCCACTTGTATAGTATACATATAGAGTTTTTGTATTTGGAGTAGCTGCTTCGCTTCCGTCCAATGCATCTATGACGTGCGCTGTGATACCGCTCGTGGTGCCAGTGATTGTTGATCCGATGAATGCTGCAGCATTTGCTGAAGTTCCGTTGTTATCGTTATCGCGAATCTTAATATATCGAATCTGATCGCGATCGTACTTTACTTCACAACCCTTTACAACACTACCTTCTTTAAAAACGTGTTCACCAAATCTATCGATTTGATTCTGCAGCATAGTTTGTAACTGTGTAAGTTCACGGGCTTGGACCGCAAGGCCAGGCCGAAACAGCATACGATGATAGTTTTTTGTTTCATCGAAATCATCATAATAGGGATCAACGTTCAGATTCGTTGCAAGGGATCCGGTATTAGCAAGTGCCATTTAAATATTCCTTAGAATTTCACAACCAATTTAATATCTTCTATCTGATCTGAAGATCTTGCAATTGGTCCCCGATTCTCTTTGTATAAAACATCACCGGTGTATGGAGCAAGAGATCCATAAGCGATGGAACCTAATGTTGCAGTAATACCACTCGATAGCCCAGTGATAGTTTCTGATGCAGTAAATGTACCGTTAGATTTAGCATCGAGAACTTTTACTGTACCTGTAGTATTAGCACTGTTAGTATTTGCAAAACTGACAAACTTTGCAGAAGCACCTGATGTATTTCCACGAATAGTTTCATCAAGAGTATATGCTCCTGTTCCAGATACACTCGTAACCGTAAGATTAGTTGCTTGATTAAAGACCGATCCTGTTGCGACAGTACCATTTGCAAACTGTGGATCTCGAATGATTCCAATGGAGCGGAAGTCGTTAGTTGTTATAAATGTATCTGATTCTGAACCGCTCAACTGTACATTGATAATAACGTTATGACCACCAAGTTCATCAACTGGGTCTGATCCATGACCACCGGGAGGAGATACGAATGCTTGTCCTGCACCGCCGGATCCATGGCTGCTGTTTGCAGTAACTGCGACAGTTGCCTGTGAATAGTTAGATCCTGTGGATATCATGTTAATATAATTGACTGCGCCTGAGTTAACGTTAGCAAATGCTGTTGCTCCTGTACCGTCACCTGTAATCGTAACCTTCGGTCCGACTAAATAAGTCGATGATGTGTTTGGTGTAACTGCAAACGCAGAAGCAAGTTGGACAACTCTACTCGCTCCGACATAGTCTGTAATTTCTCGTACTTGTCCTGATCCTAAACCTGAAGCAATGTATAGAGCAGATCCATTATAAATGTTGTCTGTACCCGAAGCTCCAGATGCGAGAGTCATGGTATCGCCATCAGCAACGGCAGCAAGTGTACCTGTGTTCGTAAGATAAGCCGAACCACCATTCGTAACATCAATGATATCAATAGCTCCATTCGATGCGGCCTGCTGAACATCAAACTGAGCTGATTGATCGTCTGCAGTAAGTGTCTTAATTGGTTGCCAAGCAGTTGTCAGAAACTTTAGAGCATCACCAGCTCCTACTGCATACATAAACTTCCAATGATAACCGTCTGCAGTTACCAATGTAGTTGTGGCTGTTCCTGACGGTTCCACGGTTGATGCAGAACCTTTATTATTAAATAGACACTTATATACTTGAAACGATGAGTTCATAACATACATAGTGTTTGAACTTGCAGGTGTATCAAAAAGGGTTGCGCTATTTGTGTTATACTCACGATATACTTTACCACTTGACCAGTTATATCGTGGAACCGCAAAGGTAACATCGCCGCTCTGTGCTCTCTTTAACGAGAGCATATCACGCCAGTTATCATATTCAGTTACCTGGATCGAATCTACAGGAGTCGGCGGATTGTTATCATCAGGCCAAGATGAAACTCTTGCAATGAACAAGTACATTTTGGTTGATGCTGTTTCGGAGAATGCCTCATGAAACTGTTCGGCATTATGAACTCGAAAACGTCTGGTTACTGTTCCTGGCATTATTTAACCCTTTAACCTTTATCAAGATTATTTCTATTTATTTATAATCATCTTCAGGCCGTTCCTTGAACTCGTACGACTATTTGACCGACCATTGCACCATGGTTGCCACACTGATAGAAGTATGTACCAGCAGTGTTCGGCGTCCACGATACGGTTCCAACTTGTGCGCCCTGATTCGTTGCTGCCGGTGTGGTGACCTGGTTGCCTGAGCCGACTCCTGCAGCCGTCTTGATGTAGAACGGATGACCTGATGCATTCACTGCAAAGTTTACAGTATCACCAACATTCATTGTGACTGTCTTATTATTACCGCTCACATTCGCCAGCCTATCCACACCAGTAAGTACATATGCAGCAGATCCTGAGTTCACAACATTAATATTGTACGTGTTGTTCTGATTTGTATTGTAGAAGAATGTACCATTCGTCAACGAGCTGTTTGCATAATTCTGAGTGATTGTTGCGACTGTATTCGTAGATGTTGTATTTATGAAGTATGCACCGTTGGCTGTACCACCAACACCAACAATAAGAATCTTTGTATTGCCCATCGGTATATCGGATGTAAAGAATGTATTGTTGCCATCCAATGTTTTTGGTGATCCGAGAGAACCGATAGGCATAGTAGCATATGTACTGATCTGTATGCTTGCGTATGTACCGATAATATTGTTCGACGAAATATCGATCTTGCCGCGGCCGGTCTTCAATATATCGAAATGAGTTTGCGCAGTTACGATAGGCGTTTGAGCCTCTAAAGTCGGTTGCGGTATTACAAATGTATTCGCTGAACTATCAATGTAAGCCTGTTCAGAATCAGATACAACTGTAGGTACGTCTATCTGGAATGTACTTTCTACCTGCAGTCTTCCGTTGCCTGTACTATCAACGGATGTTAGTGTTGTATCTAGCCCGCTGTAGACTCGATAGCGCCCAAAGAGTTTCGTACCTGCTGGATGTAAGAGATCGTCAACTAATCTCTTATATGTTGGAACAACTTGATCGGCACCGATCTCATACGAGAACTCTTGATAATAGTAGTTATCCTGCAGCCTATTATTCCAGGAGAGGAATCCTTTAGTATCGATGTACTTACCTGGATATGTAATAACACCTGAAACCTCAGGTGCACCTTTCGCTGCCTGTGTACCACCTCTTGTGGTATTATTGATTGTTACTTCTTCAACTCGACTGTAGTCTACACCGAATGCAGAAACATTAACTGCAGTGATGGCTCCTGGTACATTATTCGCTACTATGCTTGCATTGTCACCTTTGATTCCGCCACTGCCATCCGAAATGTTTAAGTTAATAACTTCGGGTTGTGTAATACTTACGCCAGGAAGGGTAGAATATCCATAACCATAGTTAGTCATAGAAATGGAATTGATAGTACCGTACGTTCCAGTCGAGAAATTAAGAGCAGCATTAAGTGGAGTCGCAACATTAGATGAAGCAAGATTTGCACTGACGGCAGCAGTGTTAGCACCAGAAGCAACAAAGTTCGGACTCGTATTCAATACAACATTTGCCATAGGCAGTATTGTATCTTGGTTAATCGATATGACTTCAGTACTGCTGAGTGATGCTATAGTACCTTCAGCTTCAAATCCACTGCCACCAGTAAGTGTTATAACAGCATTTGCTGCATATCCTGAACCGCCATTAAGTATCACAAACTCAATAGCACTCTTGTCGCTTGTTGCTGTGACAGCACCGTTCGCACCGCTACCACTTGTCGCTGTAAAACTAACAAGATCGTCTGCACGATGAAAAG